AGTTTAATATGTCAACACCAACCACAAGACAAGAATTTAAAGATTATTGCTTAAGACAACTTGGATTTCCAGTAATTGATATTAATGTTGATGATGATCAAGTTGATGATCGTATTGATGAAGCTTTACAATATTTCCGCGACTATCATTTTGATGGCGTTGAAAAGATTTATATGCGCTATAAATTAACTCAAGCTGATATTGATCGTCATTGGATCTATGTTCCTTCTGCTGTCATAGGTATTACTTCAGTTTGGCCATTTGATGATTCAAACTCAACAGTTAATATGTTTGACTTGCGTTATCAATTACGTCTCCATGACTTATACGACTTTACTTCAGTCTCATATGTTCCATATGAAATTACTATGCAGCATATTCGTACTATTGAATTATTATTTACTGGAACACCACAATTCAGATATAACAGACATTTAGGTAAACTTTATATTGATCTAGATTGGGTAAGATTTGTTAAAGCAGATAGCTGGATCGTTGTTGAATGTTATCGTCAATTAGAACCAGATTTAATCACTCTTGATGGAACAGCCAATGTTTCTTCATCAAGTAATACTGTTGTGGGAACTGGAACATATTTTTATAAAGATTTTGTAATTGGTGATGAACTTGTCATTAATAATGAAGCAAGAAGAATTGTTAATATTGATTCAGATACTTCTATTAATGTATCAAATGCATATAGTACAACAAGTAATAGTAATGCCATAATTAAAACAGGTCTTTCATCTGTTTGGAATGATCGTTTCCTAAAACGATATGGAACCGCATTGATCAAAAGACAATGGGGTAATAATTTAAAGAAGTTTGCTGGTATTCAAATGCCTGGTGGTGTTTCATTAAATGGTCAACAAATATATGATGAAGCTGATGCTGAAATTAAAATGATTGAAGAAGATATGCAAGTTCTTAACGTATTGCCTCCTGAGATTTTAATCGGATAATGGCAACTAATCAGTATTTTAATAATTATCCAGCGCATCAGATAACCAGTGAACAACTGCTGGTTGAAGATTTGGTTATTGAATCCATGCAAATTTATGGTATGGATGTTTGGTATTTACCTCGTGAAACCGATGATTCTTTTGATAAATTAATGGGTGAAGATCAATTAAAGAAATATACTAAAGCATATCCTCTTGAAATGTATCTGAATGATGTTACCGGAATGGAAGGTGCTGGTGATTTTATTTCTAAGTTTGGTCTAGAAATTCCTGATGAAATTACATTCCAAGTATCTCGTAGAAGATTTAAAGCAACAGTGCCAGGTTTAATTAGAGCAAGAGAAGGTGATCTGGTTTATGTTCCATTAGTACAAAACTTCTTTGAAATTACTTTCGTAGAAAACGAAAACCCTACAGCAATGTTCTATACATTAGGTCGCGGTCGTGATGCCAATGTATATCTCTATATGCTTAAACTAAAACAATTCGTATTCTCACAAGAAATTATACAAACAGGTATTCAAGAAATTGATAATCAAATTAAAGGAAATTATCAAGTTACCGATCTTATCCTTACATTAGGCGGTACTGGTAAATTTGATGCTGCTAATAATGAAACAGTTTATCAAGGTACCAGCCTGAATACTGCAACAGCTTTTGCAGAAGTAGTATCATGGAATCTACAAACAAGAACATTAGGCGTTATCAAAGTTAACGGAACTTTTGCTAATGGTAATGTTGTAATAGGAAATACAAGTAATGCACATTGGATTCTAACATCTACAGATGATCAGACACCTATGGATAATATGTTTGAAGATATGTCAGATAATGCACAACTTCAAACAGAAGGTGATCAAATCCTAGACTTTACAGAACATAATCCATTTGGAATGCCATAATGTTTGGAACCCACTTTTATCACAGAGTATTGAGAAAATGTATCGTTGCATTTGGTACATTATTTAATAATATTACTGTTGTCAGATATACTAAAGATGGTAGTACCACAAAAGAACGATTTAAAGTTCCTTTGAATTATGGACCAAAAGAAAAGTATATACAAAGAATTACACAAGATCCAACATTGACAAAATCTGTTGCGATAACAGTTCCTAGAATGTCATTTGAATTGACTAATATTTCATATGATAGTTCTAGAAAACAACAGTCCACAATGATGAACTTTGTTGGAACTTCTACAGCAGGTACAATCAAAACTCAATATGCACCAGTTCCATATAATATAGAATTCAGTCTATCATTATATGTAAGAAATCATGAAGATGGCACACAGATTATAGAACAAATTCTTCCTTATTTTGTGCCAGATTATACAATGACTGTCAATTTTGTGCCAGAAATGGGAAGAACATATGACATGCCAATCATTCTTGAAACAGTAAATCAAGATATTGAGTATGAAGATAGTTTCTTGACACCTCGTTTAATTACTTGGACTCTTACATTTACAGCAAAAGCTTATATGTTTGGTCCTGTAAGCAATTCATCAATTATTATGGGTATTGCAGGTGCTAATGGTAATGTTTCAGGCGGATCCACAGTAACTTTATCTAATGATACCAATAATCAATTGATTCAAAAAGTTTATATGGCTAATAATGCAAGTAATGTAGCCAATGTGAATTATGCATTAACAGAGGTTGTAAGATCATCAGCCAATAATTTATTTGGACTTGTTGCTGATTGGAATGCTAATTCAAAGATTCTATATATTTCACAAGCAAATGGATTGTTTGAACCTGGAATGATGATTGTTGGTGATTATTCTAATGCTAGATATAATATTGCAACAGACGCAGCTAACACTTCAAATGCTTTAATAGCATCTGTAACATCAGTTCAAAGTCCTATCAGTGCTGGACCAACTGATGCATATGGATTCCTTGATACAATTATAGAATATGGATTATGAAACAATTAAATCAAAACTTGTCAGAAGCATTAGGTATTGAACCTTTACAAGAAAATACCGAAGTAAAATTACCTGTAATCTTAAACAATGATGTTGAAGATGATGTTGAATATGCAAGGAAAAATATCAAAAGCATTATTGAAAAAGGTAATGATGCTGTTGACAATATATTAAAAGTTGCTGTTGAATCTGAACATCCAAGAGCATTTGAAGTAGCTTCTACTTTTTTGAAGAATCTTTCAGAAATGAATAAAGATTTATTGGATCTTCAAAAATCAAAGAAAGCATTATTACAACAAAGTTCTACCAAACAAACATTGAATGTGGATAAAGCAGTTTTTGTTGGAACAACTGCTGATCTTTTAAAGATGCAAAAACAAGAAAATAATGATTGAAGGATATCTAGGTAGTTCCAAATTAAAAAAAGTTGGACAATTAATTAAATTCACTAAGAATGATCAAGATGAATTTCTTAAATGTTCAACAGATCCAGTCTATTTTATCAAAAATTATGTAAAGATCGTCAACGTAGATCGCGGTATCATTGACTTTGAAATGTGGCCATTTCAAGAAAATATGGTCAAACAATTTCATGAAAATAGATTCTCAATCTGTAAAATGCCACGCCAGGTCGGTAAAACCACAACAACCGTTGGTTATATGCTATGGTGCGTACTATTCAATGAAAACTATAGTATCGCTATTCTTGCAAACAAAGGACCATTAGCTAGAGAAATTTTAGGAAGATTGCAATATGCATATGAGAATCTTCCATTATGGATGCAACAAGGTATTTTGATATGGAATAGAGGTAGTGTTGAGTTAGAAAATGGATCCAAGATATATGCATATGCAACAACAGGAGCTGGTGTTCGTGGAGGAACATACAATCTGATCTTCCTTGATGAATTTGCTTTCGTGCCACATAATATGGCTCAAGAATTCTTTCAATCAACATATCCTGTTATATCATCTGGTAAAACAACAAAAGTTATTATTGTTTCTACTCCAAATGGATTGAATCAGTTCTATAAGATGTGGACTGATGCATTAGAGAAAAGATCATCATATGTTCCATTAGAGATACATTGGTCTATGGTTCCGGGTAGGGATGACAAATGGCGTGAAGAAACTATACGAAATACCAGTGAGGAGCAATTCCGTGTAGAATTTGAATGTGAGTTTGTTGGATCTACACATACACTTATTTCTGGATCCAAACTTAGAACACTTGCATTTAAGACACCTTTACGAGAAGGTGATGGATTGACAATTTTTGAAGAACCAATAAAAGCTGTATTTGATGAAAATAATAATAAAGTTTCACCAGATCATCTTTATGCTATTATTGTGGATCCATCAAGAGGTTCTGGATTAGATTATTCAGCAATTTCTGTTATTGATGTAACTGCGGTTCCTTATAGACAAGTTGCAAAGTATAGATCCAATGTAGTTTCGCCTCTTGTTTTACCTAATATCATATATGCATTGGCCACAAGATATAATAATGCGTTTGTTGTTATTGAGATTAATGATAACGGACAGCAAGTAGTTGATATTTTACATTATGATTTGGAATATGAGAATATTTTCAGATTTGAGAATAAGCAGAAAAAGCAGCAGATTTCGGCTGGATTCAAGAGAGCAGTTACATTTGGACTGAGAACAACTGAAGCTGTAAAGAAGATGGGATGTGCCAACTTAAAGACTCTTGTAGAGACTGATAAGTTGTTAATTAGTGATTTTGATACTATTGCGGAATTACATACATTTACGTTACAGAGAAATAGTTTTGCTGCTGAAGAAGGACAACATGATGATTTGGTAATGACTTTGGTGTTATTTTCTTGGATGGTTTCCCAAAAATATTTTAAAGAATCCACTGATACTGATGTTAGACAATATTTGTTAGAAAATGAAAGATTAATGGATTTTGAACAGGAAATGTCACCATTTGGATTTATTGAAGATGGTAGAACTGAAGAAGTTGTAGTAGAAGATGGTGATGTATGGAAAGTAGAGGATATAACGAAAAAAGGCTATTTTTCATCAAAATTATGAAAATTATAAATAATCAACAAATAATTAGAAATAATTATTCATGCCTGAGTAAATAAGGAGATTAAAAGATGGCATTTCAACTTTCACCAGGAATTAATGTCTCCGAAGTAGATTTGACAACTGTAGTACCAGCAGTGGCTACTACGGTAGGTGGTTTAGTGGGCGAAGCTGTATGGGGTCCAGTAAATCAGGTTATTTCTATCTCAAGTGAAGATAGATTTGTAAGTGTTTTTGGCAAACCTGACGCAAATACCTATAAAACATTTTATACAGCCGCAAACTTTCTTACATATGGTAATGATCTGAGATTTGTTCGTACAGCAAATTCAGGGACATATAATGCAACAAGCAACACAACAGCAGCTAATCGCCAAGTTAAGAATCTTGATGATTACAATAATATTTCAAACTTAGGTGCTACAGAATATTGGATTGCAAAATATCCAGGTGCTATTGGTAATTCACTACAAATTAGTGTATGCTCAAATAACAGCACATTTTCAACATGGGCACAAGGTAACACAATTTTTGATTCAGCACCAAGCACATCCACATTTGTTAGCGACAAAAATGGTGCAAATGATGAAATGCATATTGTTGTTATTGACCGTCTAGGACAATTTACTGGAACTGCAAATACAGTTCTTGAAAAATTCGGATTCGTATCAAAAGCGTCAGATGCTATGAATTCAGACGGAACCAGTAATTACTATGTCAATGTTATTAACAATACTTCCAAATATATTTGGTGGGGTAAGCATCTAGACACATCATGGGGTGCTACAGCATCAGGAACCACATTTGCCAGCATTGCAGTTAATACTTCAAATCTTGCAAACGGTACCACAGCAGCAACAACCGCTGGTAACTATCAAACATCATGGGATCAATTCAATAACGCAGATTCTAGCGATGCTTCGCTTCTAATGATGGGTCAAAAGACAGATAATTCAACAATAGTAAATTATGTAATTGCTATTGCCGAATCAAGAAAAGATGTTATGGTCTTTGTTTCACCACAACAAACAGATGTTGTTAATAATGCAGGTTCAGAAGCAACAAGCGTTGTAGCTACTAGAAATGCGCTAACATCATCTTCATACGCAGTAATGGATTGCGGATGGAAGTATCAATATGACAAGTATAATGACGTATATCGTTGGATACCTCTAAACGGTGATGTTGCAGGACTATGCGTTCGTACAGATTTACAACGTGATCCATGGTTCTCACCAGCTGGTTTCAACAGAGGTCAGATTCTTAATGTTGTTAAATTAGCATGGAATCCAACAAAGTCTGATCGTGATACACTTTACAAGAATGGTGTAAATCCAGTTGTTACATTCCCAGGAGAAGGTACTCTTCTTTATGGTGATAAGACAATGTTGAGTCGTCCAAGCGCATTTGATAGAATTAATGTTCGCCGTCTATTCATTGTTCTTGAACAATCTATTGCAAGAGCAGCACGTTCATCATTATTTGAATTCAATGATGATTTCACTCGCGCACAGTTTGTTTCTATTGTGGAACCATTCCTACGCGATGTAAAAGGTCGTCGTGGTATCTATGATTATCGTGTTGTTTGCGATACAACAAATAATACATCACAAGTTATTGATGCAAATCAATTTGTTGGCGATATCTATATCAAACCTGCACGTTCAATCAATTTCATTCAACTTAACTTTGTAGCCGTTCGTACAGGTGTAAGTTTTGATGAAATTGTTGGTAAGTTTTAATAAATAGAGAGAGGGAGAACCAATATGGCTTTCAATGTAAATGAATTCCGCTCTCAAATGCAGGGCGATGGTGCAAGACCAAATCTATTTGAAGTTGTTATGCCATTTCCTAACTTTGCAGCACCTGGAAATGCGTCACAAAAAATGACATTTATGTGCAGAACAGCACAACTACCTGGATCCACAGTAGGTGTTGTGCCTGTTCAATATTTTGGTCGTGAACTAAAGTTTGTAGGAAATAGAACTTTTGCTGATTGGACAGTAACCGTTATCAATGATGAAGATTTCCAGATCCGTAACTCTTTTGAGCGTTGGATGAATGGATTAAATAGTCATAGTCTTAACGTGCGTAATCCGCTTGCATTCAATCCAGGTGCTTATACTGTTGATAGCGAAGTTCGTCAATACGGCAAGAAAGGTGATACTCTAAAGAAATATAAGTTTATTGGAGTATTTCCAACAGATGTAGCACCAATTGATGTTGATTGGGGTTCAAATGATACAATTGAAGAATTTAGTGTGACATTATCATATCAATGGTGGGAATCCGTTGAAACTGGTGTTGTTTAAATAGAAGAGGGGATTTTCCCCTCTTTTATGATTTTATAATGGAATAAAACCAATGGCA